GTTTTTTAACCATGTTAGTGTTGCACAATGGTTGAGGGAGCATGATATTATGTTTACCATGCCTGATAAAGAGTCAAAACCGAAACCTTTCATGTTGGACGGGGAGGCAGACTTTTTGAAGCGGAAAAATGCATACAATGAGGATATTGGATGTTATGTAGGCTTGCTGGATGAAATGTCTATTTTTAAGAGTCTACACAGCGTGTTGAAATCTAAGAGTGTGACTAACCGTGAGCAGTGCATTTCCAATATTTCTGGGGCCTTGCGTGAATGGTTCTTTTATGGAAGAAGCATGTATGTGAGACGGCAGAAGGAGATGGCTCAAATAGCTTCTATTCATGGGTTAGCAGTACCCATGTTGGAGATGAGCTATGACGAATTACTGCAAGAGCACAAGGACAAGTATAGTGCTCAAAGTCTTTCCCTTTCTCAGGGTGTTTTAGTTAAACAGTAAAAAGAGAGGTTTGTATATGGATACCATGCATCTTATATTTGTTTCTATATTATATGTTTAGGCTTTGCAGATCGATTGTAATACACCTATTTAGGTGTGGTTGATCACCACTTTGAAACTAGACCTGCGCAGTTTGAGCTTGACTGTGACGGGTGACTTTCTTGTAGTTCACACAAAATATTTGTTTATTGTATAAAAAACGTAAGGACGGGTCAGAGTCCAAACGTCCAAAATTCCTTTGTGAATTTTGTTTTAATTCTGACGCACATTGTCAATGTTTCCCATGGCAATGCGATTATGACTGGGAGACACAAGTTTATTTTGAACAATCGGGAGAACAAGTGTTGCCATATACTTTGGAAGAGGCTCCTACTGTAAAAGTCTCTGAGACCGTTGAGTTTCATGATCAAGCTTCCAATTGGATTTTTAATCATGATTCTCAGTGCGATCCATCATTTGCTACTACAAAAAATGCAGATGATTCTTTGGCTGCATTTTTGTCTCGACCTGTCAAGATACATGACACGGATTGGGCTACCACTAATGCATCTTATGCAGATTTCTTTAATCCGTGGGCACAATATTTTGGAAATACTGCTATTTCTCGTAAGGTGACAAATTACAACAACTTGCGTTGTAGGTTGCACCTCAAATTCTTGATCAATGGAAATGCCTTTTTATATGGGAGAGCAGTTGCATCTTACACTCCTTTGCATGGCCAATCCACTTGGCCTCTTCTTGTTTTAACTACGCAGAGTACTGTAACACGCATGACTTCACGTCCACATGTCTTTTTGGATCCCAATGCATCTCAAGGAGGAGAAATGATTCTTCCATACTTTCATTGGGATAGCAATACATCTTTGCCACGTGCAAAAATTGGTG